AAGGTTAGACATATAAGTATTAGTTCCATTATGATATATTTGTAAATCTGCAGCTGACCCTATTTGAACTTGAACATTATCATCAAACCTTGTGTTTTTATAAAACCTATTTAAAGTTACGCTACCATCTAATCTAAAGTATTCTGTGGCAGTACCACTGCCATTATCAGCAAGAAACGATATATCACCATCTACTACAGAGCTTTGTATTTTTAAGATGCCTGTTTGATTCTCGATAAATGAATCTGTACCGTTATGATATAGTTTTAGATCGCCTCCTGTTCCTACTTGTACTTGTATGTTGTCTTGTAAAAGTAAGTTACCTGTCATAGTACCACCTGAGGTAGGTAAGAAACCACTACCTATAAGATTGCTAGGTGATATTCTAACATTATCTGACCCATTAAAACCAACGACAAACGCAACATTAGAATTGTCGGTTTGTAACGTAAACTCTGAAAACTTTTTATCTGACATATCTACTTAGCTACTTTGTTAATATATTTTACTTTTACGTTTTGTGTATTATTAGTATACCAATTCATATCTAGGTATTTTTTTAATTTAATTATATTTTTATCTTTTGGTTTGTATCTCACAGTACCCAACTGTTAAATAAACCATCACTATCTGGGTAAACATCACCGCCTGTATTTTGATTATATTCAGGAAATAAATTACTATTATTTTCTATGTAATCTAAAAACCTTTGTGTATAATATTCTGCTGTGTTTCTTGCTTTACCTACTAGATAATCTACTTCTTCTTTTGCAACGCTTTCTGCGTTTTCTGAATTACCTTTAAATATACCTCCGTTTTTTATTTGATAAGCTGCATAAGGTATATACTCAGCTTGTGCGTACCAAATCAACATTGGCTGTACATAAGTATTTACTAAGGTTTCATAGTTTCCTGAAAGACCAGAGCCTGAAATATCTGCACCAATTTTATCATATAATTTAGTTCCTAGATAGTTTCTTATTTCAGTTTGTTGCGCTACTTTGATAAATTGTATAAACTTATCAGTATCTACATTACCATCAATGATACTATTCTTAACTAAATCTGTTCTCGATATAAATAAAACTGTTGCCATAATTATCTGCTTATTCCTATTTTCTTAGCGTATGCTGCTGTATATCCACTATAAGGCATATCCTTTGGTTTAATTGCTACTTTCTTATCGTTTTTAGGAGCTATAAAACCTCGTCTCTTAGCCTCACTATCATATAGTTTTTTACCTAAACTTTTATTGCCATCTTTTCTTAAATATGTTCTTCTACTCCAATAATGATGGCATCTCGCACCACCCTTATAAAGCCATATAGAATAAGTATCTGATCCGTTCTTACCAAACCCTGCATTTACTGCTATTCTATCCATAGCTTTTATATCTTCTTTACGATAAACCTTTTTAGCTGCTACCATTTTTTTACAAAACTCTCTTGATGTAGGTTTAACTCTGTTTGGACTATAATAGTACCTTACTAAAAATGTATATCCTAATAATTTACTTGCAGGTGTTTTTCCGTCTTGATCACTTTCTCTATATGGTGTAGCCTTTCCTACTCTTGCTAATTTAATTTCGTTGTTTACGTTTTCAATAAGCTCATCCATTTCATCATCAAACTCATAATCAACGTCTGATTCATCTACTAAGTCAAAATCTTTTAAAAGTTCTTCTTCATTTTCTCCTAAGTCAATCAAATCTTGTGCGATATTGTCTCTAAAGTCATCTTCCTTACTTAATTTAACCCCTGTTTCTTCTTCTCTTGTTTCTTCGTCTTGCACGTTCTCTAAGTCAACAAATTCAAGTGGCTGAAGCGTTTTAAAGTATAAATGCAGAGAGATATCGTTGTAAGCTAGTATCTGATCAAATGCATCTATTAAAAGCCCTTGAAAACTCTTAATTACTAAGTTATCAAACAAGATAGAAGCTGTCTTTAATTCGTCAGCGTTGTTTCCAAGTCCTGTATCGTCTTTAATACCAAATAACATAGGACTTACAATTCTATGAGATACCATAATTTTTTTAGAACTTTCGTTGCTTAGGAACTCATATTGTTGGTGTGCATCACTCAACTGTACAGGCTCAATACTTGCAGCAGTATCAGGATTGTCGTTAAATGCTAAAATAAATTTACCAGCATTAGAACTACCTGAAAACTTTTCGTAGATTCTTCTTTCTATCATTTCTCTTTGCTCTGGATCTGGCGTACCATTATTAAAATTAATTAACATACTTGGTGCTAGACCGTTTAAAATGTTGTTTAGGTGAAAGTTAGATATTTCTTCTTCTAATTCTGCATATTGTGTACCACCTTGATAATCTACAGGACTATAATACTTAAAACCTGCTCTGTATGGCTTAATATAAAGTATCTCTAAGCCCTCTTTAGACGTTCCATAAGCAGGAATACGTTTTAATTCATTTCCTCGCTTATACTTGCTCCAATCACTGAAATAAAAATAAGCATTAATCTCTCCTTTTTCATCACATTTCTCAGCTCTTAATGTTTCGATAGGCATATGCTCTAACTGTACAATTTTAGATCTGTTTTTAGAGTATATAACTTGAACAGCACATTGACCCATAAGTTTTAAATCATAGCATAACTTTCTTACGCAATCTTTTTTAAACAAGCTCATCATTTGAGCGTACTCATTAGGTTTTTTATTTGAGTTAGTCGCATCTAGTCCTTTACCATAAATCATTTCACTAACACCATTAATAATAGCGTTATTTGTAGGACTACCGTTGTATCTGTCTATTAGGTATTGAAAGTAGTTGTTATCTTCTCCGTATTCAATAAAGTCTTTACCTCTCACTTCTTTCACTACAGGAGATGTATAAGTAGAAAGATTTACAATACTTAAATCTGACTTTGAGCTTTTAGTAAATTGCCCTAATTTATTTCTTGTTCTATTTTTCATATAATTAAGTAATCATTATCATATTGGTCGTTTCCTGTAGGAGTAGTGTATTCTCCACTGTTAACTGTATATGGTAATGTTTGATCTGTACAAAATATTTTGTCTTTATAAATTACACTTGCTCCCTCTTTAACAGTCATATCATAAAATCTACCTTCTACTAATACAGGACTTAATGCCTTAGATATTACTAGATAGTTTTTGTCTGTTGAGGTGCTTATGCTACCGTATGTTGTTGAGGTGTTTGTAGAATCGTCTCTTAGTATCATACTAACTGTACTAGCATAACTTCTAGGAATTATTTTTAGAGTTTGTGCTGAAGCAGATGTAGTTAAATGTTTCATACTTATATAACGCACTATCTTTGAATTTTGTACATAAAAAAAGAGGAGTTAAAAAACTCCCCTTTCAAAAACTAAACTAATTTACATTATGAAAACTCTACAAGTTCAAATATACAAAATTAATTTTAATTAGGTGTTATCTGGCTACCTTCAGTTGCACCATCCATTACAGATTTTTGTACAAATAATGGTGGGTCAGTTTCCTGCGATACAAATGTTAGTGAATAACCACTCATATCTCCCATAGCAGCTCCACTACTAAAAGTACCTGTTGTTAGTTCGCATCCGTGATCTTCTCCTAATAAAAAGAAATTACCATTATAATCTGCAACAATAATTTGAGGTCTTGCAACTGCTAATAATTTAATTTCTTCTGATGTTTGTTTTTCTTGGAATGTTAAGTTCATTACTAAACTTGATTCGTAGAAAGTAGTTCCGTTTTCTCTTGATGAGGTTACAGTAGTGTCAAGTGTCGATGTTCCTTTAATGTCAAACTTCATAAGCGTTGGACTTCCACCAAACCCAGAAACTTCTCCTCCAGATGTAGTTAAAGCTCCAAGACCACCAAAGTCAACAAAGTAAACAGCCTTTAAGCCACCAACTCCTGTTTTACAAGGTAAACCTCTTCCTTTTGTTAATATACAAGCCATATTCTTTTATTTTATTAAAAAAGGGGTGGGTAGAAAAACCACCTACCCCTTATTTGTTAGTTAATTTATTTTATTATGAGTAAAGAACAATATCAGCTCCTACACCAATCTGAACTCCAGCTGTATATCTCATAACTACTCTTACGTTTTGAGATCCGTCAATATCAGCCATATCAATAACTTTTACTTCGTTTCTGTCATTTAATAGACCTGTTCCGAAATATAAGTTAGATTTTCTAGCTGCAACTGCATTGTTAGTCTGTAGACCTGCTGTTACAAACATTGGAATACCTTGAAAGTTCATTTCTGTTGTTCCTGCATTATATAAGTTAGCATAACCTAAAGTAGCTTGTGCTTGAATATAACACTTAGCAAATGTTGTTGAAACATATAATACTAAATCATCACTTCCATAAACAGCTGCTGGAATTGCATCTATAATTTTAGTAAGCTCTGCAATAACATTAGCAGCAGTAACAGATTGTCCTGTTACATCTACTACATCTCCGTCAGCTTGCATAATAGTTTTAAAACCATCAAAGTTACCTTCTGCTGCTGCACCACCCCAGATCGAGTTTTCAGTTGCTTGTGCAACCTCTGCTGCTACTCTAGCGATAACAAAGTCAGAAAATAATGGAGGTAAATTATCGAAAGCACTAAAGCCCATTTGAGCAGCTTCCCAATCAGAATGTAATTCTTTCTTACAAATCTGAAGGTTAACTTGCAATTCAGTTGGAGTTAATACTTTTTCAGTAAGAGTAAGACCTGATGTCGTTGAATCGAAATCACAATCTGCACTTCTTACTAAGTTTGAAAATGCTCCTACTTTCATAGCAGCTTTGTACTTAATGTTAGGTAAAATAGTTACAGCAGCTTCATCAAGAGTTTTAGCTGCGAATAAACTAGCTGCTAAATATTTCCCTGCAAATTCACCTGCATAACTACTTCCTGTAATTGTTGGATTTGGCATTTTATTTAATTTTAATTGTTACTTAATTTTTTCATTATCTTATCTAAAGTAGTTTCTTTTCTATTTTGTCCGAACTTTACTTTAAATTTCTCTTGAACTTCAGGATTGTGATTAATTGGCTCAGTTGCTGGAGTTTCGCTAAGTTCTTGTTTAACTTGCTCCTCTACCTCAGCCATTTCTTCTTTTACTTCCTTAAGTTCATTGATCATACCTTTGATTTCTTCAACGGCTGATTCAAATTCCTCTTTTGATACATATTGAGCTTCTACTACTTCTTCTTCTTCAGCTTCTACTTCTTCTTCTTCTGTTCCAGCAGCGTTAATTTCTCCGATGATTCCTTCTTCACTTACGATAAGGATGTTTCCATCTTCCATTTGATATTCGCCTACAGGTACTGCTACTTTTTCATCTTCAGTAACAATAAAGATTTCGTTTCCTGATTCAAAAGCCTCAGCTTCTAATACTGTACCATTTTCAAGTTTAGCTTGTGCTAACTCGACTTTCTCTTGAGATTCTTCTAATTGAGTTTCTTCAACTTGAGTTTCCTCAACCTGCTCAACTTTATCCTCTCCTAAGAAAGTTTTGATTTTGTTTAAGATTTCTGTTGATTTCATATTACTATAACGTGTTAAAATTTATATTTGCATTTTTATTATTTTAAAAGTAATCGTTTAAAACACCTACATTTATTTTATTAAGATTTTGTGTTAATTGCTTTAATTTTGAATAATTACCAATTTCTTTTGGACTAACTCCAAGAGATTTTGCACCTTGATCAGCTTTATCTAATATTTTATTACTTTTTTGATATATTTTATCTGCTTTATTATCTGCTGTGTCAACTCTTTTTTCTAAAGATGTTGTTTTTTTTATTTGACTTTTTACTTGTGCAGATAATTCTTTATTAAAAGAGTTTGTTTCTTCTACATCTCTTTTATATACTTCTAATAAATTTATAGTTTCTTCTATGTCATTTATTAAATTATTTATATCATCAACTAAAGCTAATTCAACCCTGTGTGTTGCTAATTCTTGTTTTTCTTTGCTAGTTACTGTAACTATATTTTGCATCGCTTTTTTTCTCATAACTTATATTTTACCGATTCCTTGATTTATTATATTACCCTTACAGCACTTTACTGAATAGGTTTCATCTTTACATAAACAACCTCTACGCCCTCCTCTTGGACTTGTCTTACTTGGTGTTTCAAATTTTTTCATTATATAAAT